GTTCATACACGATACGATCGTCATCTAAAAATAAAACTGAAAAATCAGAAAAATTAAGTTCAGTTTCCAATGCTGGGGAACAAACGTTCTCACGCATTCGAGATTTTTTATTGCATTTCGGACATGAATACAGTTTTGGAGGATGGATAAGCATATCCGGTGTAACAAGGAGAACGTTGGATGCCAATGCAAGATCGTCGATATTCATTCCTTCCAGAAAATCGAGATATACTTCGTTCGTTACTTTGGACCAGATTGTTGTATCCGTAGATTTCCATCTGGGATCTTGATAGAGAGTTGCATATGGATTATCATAAAACCATAACGCTTGAAAGATCTCTGGGGAATCTGTTTCATGTTCTGCTAACCCGATTCGTTGCAGTGAATCATCATACAACCAGTACACATTTAATTTATATGGTAAATACTGAAGATCAATACTCCCTCTGTACACATCTTTATCATTATAGTTCCACTGATCCGCATCTACATCTGCATCATGCTCTACAATGTCAGACGATATATTCTTATAGACAAGTCCTTTGCGAAGAATAGATAACATTTGATAGTGTAACACAGTTTATTCATTGTAAAATATCGCGTGTATACAAATGACATTTCAAGACATTATGGATTTCTTTTTCAATCCAAAAGTTGCTCTATGTATATTCGTTGTATTTCTAGTGAGTTACGTGATTTTTTTAGATGAAGAAGGCGCATTTTCAGAATCATTTCTGCATTTTGGTCCAGGTACATCCGAGAAAAATATGACCACGTTTTTTAACATTAAGTTAGATACGTGGTCAAAAGTAGGTATTCTGTATGTAGTTGGATTTATAAGTTCTATGCTGACAACGTATTACAATACAGTCATTGATCAAAATATTGATTCGTATATTTGGAATCGAGCAATAAAGAAAGTACCATACAGTAAAACATGGACATACTTTATTGTGATTTTAGAACCTATCTTTTTCCAGCTTCTAGAAATTATTCAATTGTTTGAAGTTCTTACATTACAGCTTCAGTTCATCATTCCTCAATTTATTGGAGCATATATTGCAGAAGTTCCATTCACAATACAGATGCTAAGTACAAAGAAATTCCAATATGCCTAATCAAAACTAACTTTGACCTTGCTATCATGCTTGGCAAGAGACCGTGTTGCAGATGTCGATAATTCATGACGTTTGCGTTTCGGAGTGTCTTCTTTTGACTCTTTGATGCGTGCATCCATATCTGCATGGATTTCATCTTTATGTGTTTCAATGTAGTCTAACACTTCGTCCGAAATTGCCCATTCAAAGAAATTGAGTTGACCAACTGTAGTATCCATATCGTGAAACTTAATACGCTTCCATCTGCAAAAAGGATCAAAAATTTTCTTGCTATATGCTTTCAGATGAGACTTGTATGATAAATACACAATGACATGCTTGGATGACTTTGTTACATATGCAACATTGTACTTTTTCGAGTAATTTGTAACAAACCAATCAATAAGCCGTAATGAAAGAGGAGAGGTTTGGGTAAGAATTGAGCGTATCTTTTCAACATGTGCTGGATTTGCATAAAAACGTTCTAGACGATGAAGAACCCATTGTTCTTGTGTTTGAATCTGCATTTATGTATGTTTCATCTCACCTATGTAAACTTTTTGACCTCAAGCGCTTTCAGATAAAACGAATACTAAACCATAATGGACACGAATCATATGCTGAAACTTATTGAAACATACGGAAAAAATGATCAACGTACGGATGCATGGCACGTAAAGCGAGGTGAGATGCTCACTGCATCCGAAATTTATAAAGCTCTTCCGGATGCAACGGAATGCCAAAAATATGAAATTGTGATGTCAAAACTCGTTCCAAGACCTGTACAGACAGGCGCAGGACCTCGTGCACTCGTATGGGGAACACGATTTGAACCGATTGCAAAGGATATTTACTGTAAAGACTCTCCGGATCCATTGAAGATTGTGGATACAACGTGCATTCCTCATCCTACAATACCTTTTCTTGGTGCATCTCCGGACGGAATCTTGGTGATGGAAGACACACAGCATCCTCGTCACGGACGTCTTGTTGAATTCAAGTGTCCTATCTCAAGAAACTTTTCACAAGATACTCCAATTCCACCGACATACATCCACCAAATGCAACTTCAGATGGAATGTTCTGGACTCACTATGTGTGAGTATATCGAATTTCAGTTTCGAAATGTAACCTATACGGAATGGATGGACTCTGTGGCTCCTTGGAAAGGATTCTTTGCAGAATCCGAAGATACAATGGATGTACTGTATAAAGATATTGAAGATCCGCGGACACCTTCGGAGTGGAGATCCACACAACTTACAGAAGATAAATACAATTGGAACTTAGTGTACTGGGTCTTAGAAAAGTATGTTGTGAAAGTTGTGGAGAAGGATACAGAGTGGTTGAATAAGTATTTACCATCCTTTACAGACGTTTGGAATACTGTTCTTGCTCATCGTGCGGCAGGAACTCTCCCTGAGCATCCAAAGGAAAAGACTACTTTAACACTATAAATTATGTTCAAGAAATGAAAATTGGGCTATGTATGATTGTAAAGAACGAATCACACATTGTCCATGAGTCATTAGGATGTACTCTTCCACTCATTGATACGTATTGTATTGTGGACACTGGATCTACAGACAACACCATTGAAAAAATCAAAACTTTTTATTCTGAAAAGGGTATTGATGGAGAGGTTCATGAACGTCCATGGAAAAACTTTGGTCACAACCGGTCCGAAGCATTGAAGTTATGCGATAACAAGATGGACTATATTTTGATGATTGATGCAGATGACCTTATGGGATTTCCACCCAATGGAAGACAAATTCTTCAAGATATTCTTGCAAAAGAAAAGCCAAATGGAGCAAATATAATTATTAGGCACGGAACGGAACTTGAGTACTGGCGCTGTCAAATTTTTAAAGCAAATGATGATTGGAAGTATGTAGGCGTGTTGCACGAGTATCCGTCCAACTCAAAATCAAACTCGCGACAAGTTCAGCTTCCAAAAACATTTTGGATGGAGAGTCGTCGATTGGGTGGACGTAATTTGACCGGAGATAAACTAAAAAAGGATATTGAAGTTCTGCTGAAAGGAATAGACGATGAACCGAACAATGAACGATATATATTTTACCTTGCTCAATCATATCGAGATTCCGGTGACTTTAAAAATGCACTGAAGTACTACAAAAAAAGGTTTCAAATGAGACGGTGGGAGGAAGAAGCGTGGCACTCGGCTATGCGTGTAGGGGAAGCATATCTTGCACTCAAGAATCCTCTGAAGTTTGAATACTGGATGCAAAGAGCGTTTGAGTTTCGTCCGTGTCGCGCAGAACCTTTGTACAAACTTACGGAGTACTTTCGAGTCCATGGACCGTTTCATAAAGCATATTCCTATTTAGAGGCCGGTCGTAAAGTTCCTCCTACAACGGATTCTTTGTTTGTAGAACAGTTTCCATACAATGGTGGATTTGATTATGAAGCAAGTATTTTGGATTACTATATTCACACCGACAAGAGAATTGGTCTTCGTGATTCAATCAAGTACTTGCTACGAAACAATGCAAATATCCAAACTGTTATTTCAAATCTAAAGTTTTATGTATCTGCAATCCCAAGCCAACTGAAAAAGCTTACAATTCCAAAAGTATTTGGAGACGATTTTTATCCCTCGGCAGTCTCTGTCATTGACTACCCATTTGCGAACTCACGTTTTGTGAATTACAAAATATATCCGGATGGATCGTACAAACATCCAAACGGTGGACCTGTCATCACTCGAAATGCATACCTAAATTTGGAAACAGGAGAATGCGTATCTCCAATGGCTGATCCGGCCTTTCCATTCCAAAGTGATATCCAAGGAATTGAAGACTTACGAGCATACAAACGCGGAGACGCAGTATACTTTACGGCTACATCCTATCAACAGTTTATTGAAGGTCAAATCTGTATTGTGCATGGAAGATACAATACTGAAACATATACATTGGAAGACTGTGTTGGAATTCAGTCTCCGACCAAACAATCTTGTGAGAAGAATTGGGTGAACATTGAAGGAACAAATCAATTTATTTATGGATGGAGCCCATTACGCGTTGGACAAATTATTCAGAATAGATTTATTTATAGTATTGAAAATACAACTCCTCCTCTATTTCAATTGTTTCGAGGATCGTCTCCAGTCATCGATTGGAATTCTAAAAAGATTGCTCTTGTTCATTTTGTAGACCATAATGGGTCTCGGAAATACTACCATTGCTTTGTCGAGTTATCGGATACGTATGTTCCAACACGCGTAAGCCTGCCATTTTTCTTCCGTGAAAACAAAATAGAGTATTGTGTATCGATTCGTAAATTCGAAGATACAATTGTTTGTTACACAAGCCTTGAAGATGCAGATCCGCATGAAGTACATATACGGTTTTCAGATATAGAATGGATGGCTATATAAATGGCGACTAAAGTTGCAATCTTAGTTCCTGTGTGTTCACGGGGACAGACATATGAGTGAATATTACCAATTCTCAACTCCGTTTTAGTTTACGCAGGCTGAAAGGATGTGAACATGTTCACTCGAAACGGAGTTTCAATTCCGGAAATTGGAGTAGGTTCTTTCGGGGTTGG